ATCCCGGACAGGTTTATACCATCCCGGCAGCATAGGAGGTAGTCATGGCGATACAATTTGTAATTATCCATAACGGAACGGGCTATGATGTATCAAATATGTTCGAGGAGATTACTTGGAGCGGCAGGAAAGGAGCTGCTCCAAGGTCTGCCAGTATCACCCTGATGGATGATGATGGATACAATCATTCAAGGGTTACGGTAGATTGTGCCAATGGAGACCAATGTGTCTTCTATGAGGACGGCAAGGAGCTGTTCCGGGGTATAATCACAAGCCATAAGCAGAGCAATTCTAAAAAGCTGGTGGTAAAAGCCTATGACAATGCCTATTATCTGGCGAACAACAAGGATTCGTTCTGCTACACCAATAAAACAGCCACAGACATATTTAATGACTGTATGTCGAGGCTTGGAATGACTGGAGAAGCAGTTAGTACCGGTTACGTGATACCAGAGCTTCCAAAAGCAAAGACAACATATTATGATGTGATGCTTGATGCATTAAGCACAACGTATAAAGCCACAGGGGAGAGATATTACATTTCTTCCGAAAATGGCACGATTTATTTAAGAAAAAGAGTGGAAAATGCCATGCAGTGGGTGTTGGAAGCTGGGAGCAGTCAGTCCAACCTCACCAGTTACGAATACTCCAAGAGTATCGAGAAGATAAGAACCAGAGTACGGCTTCTGTCGAAGGAAGATGCGATAGTGTATGAAAAAGCCAATACCGATCTGGAATCGAAGATTGGCACCTTTATGGAGGTAAAGTCGGTGGACGATTCCTACACAGCCGCACAGATGCAGGAGCTGGTTGAATCAATCTTTGATGAAAAGGGGACACCGGAGCAGAGCTTGAAAGTTTCCGGCATGGGCGTATCGGAAGCTGTTTCTGGAAAGTGTGTTTATGTTATTATCCCTCATCTTGGATTAAAGCGATCGTTTTTTATAGATGAAGACACGCACAAGTACACAAGAGAAAGCCATACAATGACCTTAAAGCTTAACTTTGCAGAGCCTGTGACAAAATCATCAGGCTCAACTCAGACAAGCTCTGAACACAAGATAGGCGACGTTGTGCAGTTCAATGGCGGTTACCATTATGTGAACAGTGCCGCAAGCAAGCCTACCGGTTCCAGATGTAATGCAGGTCCGGCCAAGATTACGCATATTGCAAAAGGCAAGGCTCATCCATGGCACCTTGAGCACACCGAC